CTACCAAACCACGGCTGGCGAGATTAACCTCGACCTGATACCTAAAGATTGGGCTCTTACGCCATTACGTGAGAAAAGGGCTTATCTTGCTGGCTGGACGTCCCAACCATATACGATTGATCAAATTAAAGATGAATTAGAAGAAGGAAAAGCAACTGGCATAGGTTTAATTACAGGTCAATGGTCCAACGCAGGTGGTCTTTTATGGGTTGATATTGATGGACCAGAAGGAATTCCAGAACTCGAAAAGCTAGCTGGAGCACCACTTTCAGCGATTTTTCCTCCTACTTTAACTATCACATCGGGAAAAGAAGGAAGACAACGAATGCTTTATAGTATTCCCGCTTCAAAATTATCCTTATTACCAGATAAAGCAACAATAAAAATAGGTATACCTGCCTTTGAAATCCTGTTTAGGTCTAGGCAAGGTGCCATTATGGGCAGTCACCCAGAGACTGAAGGATATTTCACAACTTCTCATGGTGGTTTTGAGTATGCGAAAAATCCTCCTGAATTACCTGAGTGGTTATATAAAGCAATTGCAAAGGCACATCCCACTACAAAATTTAGAAAAACACCTAAACAAGGGGTAGTAACTCAACAGATAAATCTCAGTTATGAAGAAGGCTCTGAATACCAACAGGAAGAACTTCTAAACGAAGCAAAGCTTTATTTAGATCATCTAAGCGAAGACCGTTGTGTCGATTATGAAGAATGGATAACTGTAGGAGCAGCCTTACATCAAATAGATGAAAGTCTTTTAAAGGAATGGATTGGCTGGTCAGCACAGGCTGATAACTTCCAAGAAGGTGTCTGCGAACAGAAATGGGGTACTTTTGAACGCCAAGAAGGTGGTCCGGCTCCTGAAAATGGTGCAGGTATCCATACTCTTAGGGCTAAGGCAAAGGAAGATGGATATGTAGAACTAGGTGGTTTTGTAGTTGAAGCCGCCGATGTATTAGCTGAAAAAGCTAGAAAACTATTTAAAAATGATAGTCCTGAGTTTGCCGAGAAAACTATGAATAGTGCTATAAAAGCAATTATGGGAACCCCTTCTAAAAAAGAAGAGGAAGAAATAAAAGAGAAAGTAAAAGGAAGAAGCAGACCTAAAACTCCTCCTGCTTCAGAACTTGCAGAGTTCGTTACTCAAATGGTAATCGAATGTGGATGGAGATACGATCCTAAATTTGATACCTTTATGTTCTATCAAAGCAGTAAAGGTACATGGAGAAGAGAAGAATATAAACATGAATATAGACACTTCGTACAAGACCTATTTTTAAGGGAAAATATTCCTACGCCAGGTGGCTTTACATCTCATCTGATCGGTGACGTAGTTAACCTAACTCAGGCGTATATCACTCACACCTATTGGGATGATGATCCTGACAGACTTGCTTTCCATAATGGTGTCCTAGAAATGAGTACAGGAGAATTCCTAGATCATGATCCCGAACACTTTCTAACATGGGGACTTGATTTTGATTATGACCCTCATGCAAATCCAGGACCAATAATTCAATGGCTAAAAAGAACTCAGTATGGAGATGAGGATAGAGTTCAAGTTCTTAGAGCATGGTTGAAAGCTTGCTTAGTAGGTCAGGGACACGAACTACAGAGATTCCTTGAAGTCATTGGGCCAGGAGGACGTGGTAAATCTACTTTCGCAAATCTATGTTGCTCTTTAGTTGGTAATGGGAATTATGCAAGTACTACCCTCAATCAGCTCGAACAAAGCCGTTTTGAGATCGCATCGATAAAAGGTAAGCGACTAACCCTTATCAACGACTCAGAGCGTTACGGAGGCTCTGCACAGATCTTTAAAGCACTTACTGGAGGGGATAATCTTCGCTTTGAAGAAAAAAATAAAAATGTAGGTGAGCCATTCGTATATACCGGCATGGTCATGGTTTGCGCCAATGAACCAATCCAAACAACTGATAACACCTCTGGCTTAACTAGACGCCGTTTAACCGTGGAGTTTAATCGCTCGTTATGGGATAAAAATTCTGAGGCAAAAGAGATGATAAAAATGGAGAATGGAGTGGTAAAGGGCTTATGGAAGAATTATTTACCTGGGTTAGTTAACTGGGTTTTACAAATGAGTACTGAAGAAATGAGAGAATATCTTCTTGATACTTACGAAAAAGTACCTTCATTGAAGAAGGTTAGGAATGAAATTCTATTGAATAGTAACAACCTAGTTGAATGGCTCCAGTCCGAAGTTGTTCATGATCCTGACGCCGTTTCATCTGTAGGTAAGAAAATCCCTGCAGCAAAAGATGCAAAAGAAAGATATTGTAATAGCAGCTTCCATCTCTATGCGAGCTACTGTTCCTTCTGTGAAGATACGGGGTCAAAACCTGTAGGCCAGAAACGATTTATATCTCTACTTCTTGATTGCTGTAAAAACCAGTTATCGCTCAAAAACATCTATCATTTCACCAAGAAAGGAAGACCATTTATTAAAGGTTTAGTGGTTCGGAGTTCCGATCAAAAGCACACTTCTTCCCCTACAATACTGCCAGAAAATAAATTGGCATAGGCAAAACCCTTGCAGTGTCTAGGTTTTGGGATGTTAGCCTTACTAGGTAATTACTCTCATTCCTTATATAGGGACTAAACATGATTAAAACTTTTATTGCTATTGCAGCAACAACTGCATCTGTAGCTACTCCAGCTGCATTCGCAGGCACATATGTAAATGTTGAAGCTAACTCTGGTTTCACAGGTACTGACTATGAAGGATCTGTAACTGATATCCATATTGGTTATGAAGGCGGCAACGAAACTTATGGTTTCTATGTACAAGGTGGTCCAGCAGTTATCGCTCCTGAAGGTGGCGACGGTGAAACACGTCTATCTGGAAAGCTTGGCGGTGACATTGCTGCATCAGAAAGACTTGGAATTTATGGTGAAATCTCACTATTAACACAAGAAGATGACAACCTTTATGGAACAAAAATCGGAGCTAAGTACAAGTTTTGATTTAGATGACCTTTAGTCTTATAAATTTTGTAGAGGCATGGAATGCTATTAGCTGGTCTGATGCCATTCCATTCTGCCTCTTTCTTTATGTATCCTATTGGTTAAAAGTCAGGATTGACTCCAGTGTTGGTTTAGGTAAGAAAAAGCGTAATGAACTAAAAAGAACGATAGTAGAAGCGTTACAGGAACACTATGAAGCTCGTACATACGGAGAAAAAGATTAATCTTCTAATATCTTTTCAAGAATATCTGAGACATCCATCAGAGCATCTAGACGTAAGGACATATCAGCAATATGCTTACTGACATAAGGTTTCTCTGCTCTTGCTGAGAAAGCTAGAGCACTTCTTAAATCATCTTGAGCATCTAATAATGCTTGTTCAACTTGCTTAGTTAATGCCACGACTATTTATTATCGACGTATATCTTATTTATACTCGATAATTAACTAGTTGTCATTGAACTTTTTAAATACTTCTGAATAACCGATATCTGATCCTCCCATTTAGCCACCTGATCTAACTCTTCCTGTATTGCTCCCGTTATATCAGAATGTTCTCCAATACCTGCGGGATTATTTAAATAAATTTCAACATTTGCAAGATGTATCTGTATCTCTCCATTGGCATGAGCTAGGAGAGATTTAATAATTTTATCTCTAAGGTTGATCATTTATATGAATGGGATTTCCATTTACTGATATGCTTTTATTATCATCTTAGAGGAACTAATAGCTACACCAGCCATTGTATCTGGTGATTGAGATGCTCCTACAGTCCCATCATTTCTAACATAATATCTAGTACCAGGAGTTAAACCTGATAAAGTATCAACAGTATTGCCAAATGTTTTGATTGTTGCAGTTTGACCGTTTGTATAAGCTTGATCTGCAAATCCTACATATTGATAAGCATTAGCTAAGTTAGTTGAAGTTGCAGTTATTTTATATAACCAACCTGTAGTGCCTCCAACATTTGATGACCCAGAATTTTTCCTGTACGATAATATCCAATAATGGTCATTAAATTTAGTAAAATTCTGAGAGAAATTAGTAGGCGTAGCAACAGTATTTAGAGTGGTTCGTGTTGGAACAGTTAGTGAATTACCTGATGAAGGTATTGTTATATAGTTATGATAGATTTGTCCAGAGCCTTCACCAGGACTTCTCCATACCCAATGGAACTTATCTATAAAATCATCATAAATAATCTGAAGCCAAGCTTCTGTGGTTGATGTATTTGTATTATTTATTTGTGTATGATTTGTATCTCCACCTTGAATAGAGATGACACCAGACGAATTACAAGATCCAAAATTTGCACATAGCCTTTCATTTGATGAACCACTACCTGCTCTATATCCATATAAGAATTTATTTAGATTAGGATCGTAATCTATTGATGGCGTTCTAGAACTCATATCATTTGCCGCAACGAACGAACCAAATGTAGGAGCATTGTTGCCGTTAATAGTTAGAGAAGCTATATAAGCCTTATGACCATAACCAGTATGTGTAAAAATACAAAGTACCTTGTTATTCGTAGTGTCATAACATGTATCAACGAATTGGCAGGCATCAGTTAGAGCACTTGATAGAGTACCTACAGTTATTGTTGTTCCAGAAATAGATAAAGCTACTGCTTTTAGATTGTAGACACTACTCTCATCCTTTACGAAGGTAACAACTACTCTCTCTTCATCGGGGTCATATAATATAGATGTTCTACCAGCTTCATTTACTCTACAGAGAGCAGATACTATAACAGCAGTACCCCAAGTAATAGTTGTACCACTTACCGTAGCAACTCTTGCCCAGATAGGACTGTTATTACCACTAATTTTTCCTGATTGTCCCCAGACAAGGCAGAATTTATTATCAGCAACTTTACACAGACGTGTAAAACCATTACTAGATCCAGTGCTAGCAGTAACTTCTGACACTGTTGATACGTTGCCTATTGCACTTCCACCTGATGATAAGGTCCAAACACCTACTTTAATATCATTACCTACTTGCCTGGAGAAAATAATTTTGTCATCAGCCACACTAACAGTAGACTGCCACTGACCAGTAGGACCGTGGTGTGTACTAAAATCACTAGCACCAGCACTAGTCATTGCTGAAGTTACTGCTTCTGTTATCTCACTAACTTTGCCATCTGTATCAACCTTAACTGCTTTATTATTAGCAATCGATCCGTTAGCTACTGCGCTAAAGGTGTTGCCTCCAGGGGGAAGAGCAGCCCAGCTAGGAGCCGCACCACTACCACCAGATGTAAGAACTTGTCCAGATGTACCATAATTAGCTCCCCCAACTCCTAATTTTTTACCAGAAGCAATATTTATATGCTCAGAAAAAGTCCAAGCGTCTGTAGAATTAATCCAATTTATTGTCTTATCTGAGGCACCTTTAAGCGTGATGCCCCCTCCGTCGGCAGTCGTATCTGATGGGCTACTAACAACACCCATCTCGATATTTTTGTCCTTCACGCTAAGGGTGACAGAATCCACCGTGGTGGTAGTCCCCGAAACTGTGAGGTTTCCTGAAATCGTGGCATTCGTAGAAACAGTTAATGCGCCTGTTACTCCAAACCCTGTAGACGATACAGTTGCTTTAGTCGAACCACCTACTTGTAGTAATAAGTCTCCAGTACCAGCGTCATTAATAACACTATTAGAGGCATTATGAAATATCTCTAGATCATTTCCAGTTCCCCAACGAGCCTTGACGTTGTCGTTAAAATCAATTCCTGTTGCACCACCTATTGATACTGTTGACCAAGCTAAAACTCCACTACCGTTTGTCTGTAAATATTGCGAAGCACTTCCATCAGCCGCAGGGAGAGTCCATACCTTATTAGCAGCTACAGTCGTTGGGCTTGCAAAACCTACATAATGTGAACCGTCACCATCCTTTAACCTAATGTCCCCTGTAAATGCGAAATTACTGCCAGAAATTTTGCTAGGAGTTACTGACGCATCTGGAATAGCAGCCTGATCAATTGTGTCACCCTGCATCATGATCCAGCAGGAAAGACCCGCTGCCGGAGCTGTAGTAAAGGTTATCTGATTACCTGCAACCGTATAGTCTGTATTGGGCTTCTGCATCACCCCACCAAGACTCACAAAGAGTTGGTATGGAGTGGCAGCCGCTGTAGCAACCGTCGAGATAGTTAAGTTGAAAGCTGTAGTACTTCCGTTAAAACTACTAGATATATCATCGAAGAGTCTATTCTCTCCTCGTGCCAGCTGTCTTCCAATGTAGGCCATTTAGTTATACAACTACGAATTATTTTTTCTATTCTAAAGTGGCTAATCTATAGAGCCTTAACTTGGCTTCGTTGGAAGGGTATGTGTGTGAGGCCAACCACTAGCAGTAGGTAAATCACGAAGGCTTTTACGATAAGTAACCCACTCTGTAACTTTGGAATCAGCTAATCCACCTTTATCAGCCAATTGTGTCCAATCACTATCTTTTAATAATCGATCACGCTCTGATCTCTTTCCTATAGCTATATCACTGTCAACACGAGCTTTATAAGCAGTTTCATTTTGAGCTGCTGTAGAAGTTACATTTCCAGAATCATCTTTAGTATCTATAAAAGTAGGTCCTTTTTTATATTTTGTTTGCCATCTACCAGAAACTTGTTCTACTCCTTCTCTAACTACACTCTCGTAAGGAGGTGTTGTAGATGGTTGAGCACCGTCATAAACCCAATCATAACCAAAACTATTAACTAAAGCTTCATCGAGTACTTTTGGAAAACTTGTATTAGGAAATAAATTTTTAAAAGCAGAAGCACCAACTACTAATGTTCCGTCGGATTTCTTACGATATTCAGTCATGTTTTCAAATTAGATACATATAATTCTAAAGGAGTTAATTATTCAAGTACATAATTAGGCGTGGGCATAATATATATATGTTTGTCCAGCGTCATTAGTACCACCTTTATTACCTACTAAATCAAAACCTGTTGAAGTAGGAGCACCATAATCAGTTGAAGTTAATTGAGCAGCATTATCATCAAGCATAAGAGCTTTATCAGCACCTGAACCCCATCCTCTTGTCGTGTCAAAAACATACCAATTATAGCCTTCACCACCAGTAGTAATATTTTTCAAAATAAGAAATCTAGGCTGGAAACCAACGTCTGTTATATTTTTAGTAGAGTCAGACCCAGAATATGAACCAACCTTGCTGATGCCGTCAACGCTGGCGAAGAGTATGGCTATATATTCATCACCTGACGTACCACCAACATTAGACGAACTACCAGTTCTAAAGGATGTTGCACCAGGAACTACACCATCCCAAAATGTTCCTACTTCTTCAAATTCTGCACCATCTGAACTAAGAGTTAATCCATACGTCCAAGGATTTGTGCCGCCGTTCAATCCTTTATGACCTGCCCTCCAATTAGTTGTACTGTTCCTATTCTTTATCCAAATCATTTCTGGAGCCTTCGCCAATCCATGCATATGTGTCTCTGCACCACCTCCAGATTTCCAAGCCACCACATCAAAACCAGCGTGGCGTTTAAAGTTCCAACTAAGATAAGACGTTATTGCACTTCCATCACGCCAACCGTTATTGTGATCAAATAGATAATTACTTGCACTAGCTTCAGCATCAGTATCATTTAGATGTAAATACTTACCTTGAATTAATCTTGCTGCTGTATACCAAGCTTCGCTTGTTGCAGGTTGTCTAGTAAAAGCAAAATCAACAGGGAAATTAGAAACGAATGATGGATTTGTACCGCCTGAGTTTCCATAAGCCATAGCGAATACATCCGTAGCCAATTGAGGCTTTTGTACCAACGGATCTGAACGGCGGATTGCCATGTAGATGTAGGTATGACCATCTCCATTAAATTTATCATCACCATGTGTCAATTTAAAACCAGTTGGAGTTAGATTTAGGAAAGTTCCGCCAGTATCTTCTACCACGTTTCTATTGACTTCTTGGTATACAACATTTCCGCCAGTAGGAATCCCCCTCATACTATCTAAAATCATCCAAGGTTCATGAGTGAGATCAGTATTTCTTATTAATATCCACTGTGGCTCCCAACCTAAATCAATCACTGGACCTGTAGTCGATCCATTTCCTGTCCAGCCACCGCACTTGATTACGTTTTGATCCCCTGCATCTCCAAAGGTAAATGCAGCAGGGCCATCGAAGGGGCTATCTGTTGATGCTGTTGGTGTACCCCAAGTAGCAGTAATCGTGTTAGGAGTAACTGTTGCTCCTGTTACTGAACTATTGTTGCAACATAAAAGTACAGTTCCCGATATGTTTGTTAATGGCTCTGTTGGTGGTCTAAACGCTGTTGTATAAACTGCTGTTCCTTTGACTATTCTTACATTTGATAGTGCTGCATTAATATAGTAAGAGCTATTATCACCCCATCCACCTATTATTAAATTACCAGAATATCCATCTCCTGTTATTCCTGTATGAGGTGCACCACTTGCAATTCCATTTACATACCACTGACCTGTTCCACTATTTGCAACAAAAGCACAGTGCGTCCATTGACCTCTTTGAACAGCTCCATTTGCTGAATCACAATTTTTATTATCATCTGTAGTCCACTGTAACTTTCCATTTTGATCAACTTGGATATAGTAATAATCACCACCATCTCTTCTAAAAGGTATACGCCAATTAGCATTGGCTTCATCTTGTCTTATCCAAAACTCCCATGTAAAAGTATTACCAAGATCAAAATCTGAACTACTAGCAATAGTCAATTCATCATTACCATCAAAAACAACAGACCGTGCAGTAGCGGCTGTGGACTCACCTCCTGCGAAAATGTACGCAATATATTCACCACCTGAAGCATTAACATCACTACTTGTGCCTATTGCAAAGTTAGTAGCAGTTGGAGCACCCTGGTCGAATCTATTGTTCCCAGATGCTGCCGCACCAACATCGTTAAGTTTAAGATAATCACCAGCCGTTAACGCACTATGATAAACCGCCCAGTCATAAGTAGCTGCATCAAGACGTTTTATCATTATGCAACCTGGAACACTACCCAAATCATGGGTCAAAGTCTGAGCACTACCTGTCCCTGAATACTCTTTTATGGTGAAAAACCCAGGTGCCTTGCGGAATGACCATGAGGACCATTGATAACTGGAATCATTTACAGCCGCTTCAGTTCCTAAACTAAATCCATTGTTATTAAAAGCAGAAAGCCTGCCTGCGTCATTAGCTTCTGCTGATGTTGAATTAGTCTTTATATACTTACCAGCTCCCCTTACTGTGTCAAATATCATATGACCAGCCGCATTATCTCTGTTTTTTATCCATGTCAACCCACCTTCACCAGACAAGTCAAGACCATTATTTATTGATCTAACCGATCCATTTCCTTTATATAAAAACGTGCTAAATAGATCATCGACGTAGACCTTATCCCCACCTGCTCCAGCTGCTCCTTGTATCAAGCGTTGTGTTTGTAAATCCATGTCTAGTTCACATAGTCAACAAGAGCAGAACCTCTATATCTTGTACCACCATCATCCGTAACAAACATAAATAAATGAGTCTTACCGGCGGTCAATGTCGGAGCTGTATCTGCATTCCATTTTACACTTGCTGGCCATGTAATGGTACCACTTGAGTGTGTTAATTCCAAAGTGAAGGATGTCACCGAACCTGAAGCAGCTGGATTAGCAAAGGTAAATGTACTGTTGCCTGATATCGTCTTTGTGAAGTAATTCCCAGTAGAACAATCAATCTCTAACGCTCCTACTGCTTCCGCTACTTGTTCATAAGCACCATCAATTGTTATCCCATCAACAACTGCTGTACCTGTAACGTCAACGCCAGTTGACGTGGTTTCTATTTTTTTGACGTTATCGCAATAGAGTTCTACGGCTCCATCATCCAACGCAACAATACTGTTCTCACCATATTTAGGTTGTATCCGAATATCTCCTCCATCATCGTCATCATAATTAGATCCTATAAATAAAGTACCTGTCTTGTTTTGTATATAAGAACCAGATCCCGTATGGTAGATCTCAAGATCTGATCCAGTACCAAATATTGCTTTTGCATTATCATTAAAAATCAAATCATCTGTTGACTTATCCCAAGTTACATTTGCGGCATCCCCAGTGAACACCACGTCTCCAGTGAAACTTCCTCCGGCGAGAGGCATTTTTGTTGCATCAACTGCTAATTGCCAAGAACATGTATTATCTCCGTCTACTCTTAAATATTTAGTTGTACCAGTTTCACCTGTAGATAAAACAGCGGTTCCTTCAGGTGCATTAGCATCAGAAGCCCACCCTAAAGCCCCTGATCCATCTGTCTTAAGAACTTGATTAGCAGATCCATCGGCAGCAGGTAAACTCCAAACAAGATTACTAGCTACAGTAGCTG